CCTTACCTTCTGCTATTTCTAATGCTAAAAAGAAATCACCATATTTTACCAAGTTTCTTACCCAAGGCCACAAATTGAATTCTATATTAACTACATCATAAAATAAGTTATGAAGTATTGCACTTACATTCTCATTTGATGATTTAATTTGTAATACATCACCATATTCATTCTTTGTAGTAGATTCATCAGCGTAAATATCTAATGCTGATGCTATAATCGGGTCATTATCCATAGCATCATAATCTCTAAAAAGTTCTCTACGAACCTGATGATATGCCATTGATTGTGCACCCTGATTAGTCTCATAATAAGACCTTTGTAACTTTGTATATCTATCTCTAAGATTTACGAAGTTTGTATTCATCTGGCGGTCATCAGTATCAACAACCTTACGTTTACCATCCTTATCAACGGTTACGATAGCTTGGGTTGAGAATAATTTCTTTAACCTTCCAAAAAAACTTCTATCATCTATTTCTTGTTCTGCCATAATTTATTATTAATTTCTACAAAATCCTATTTTGACATTATATAACATAAATATCGTAAAATATCAAAACACTATAACCATTGGGATAAATCTTCAAAATTATCACCAACTCTCATTTTCCAAGGGTTATCATCCATAGTATTACCACCACCATAAATACCATTATAGGTATTTGATGTAATACCACCTACCGCACTTTTAGTTAAATCAATACCTTCTTGTCTTAAACGAAGTGCCGTATCTCTAACCCATAATCCAATTGAAAATGCCATTACTAAGTCATCATTATAACCCTTCATAGCTTCAGCTCTACCATTCATATAAATAAATGTAAATAACTCATCTATCAAACGAGTAGAACGAACCACAACCGATTTTTCTCTAAAATAATCAGTTAATTTAGATATAATTAAAGGTCTAGTCTTAGATGTTGTTGAAAATCCAGCTACCAGTCCTCTATCCTCAGCTCTATATTTGTTTGTCATTTGGTTTTCAACATCAATATACTTCAAATCCTTACTCATATAGAATAGATTTTTATATCCCCTATCAATAACTTGCTGAATTGTTGCCCAACCAATGTTTGCGTTCTCCACTACAAGTAAAGCATCGTTATATTCCGTTGAAAGAGATACTAAGAAGTTTCCAAAATCTTTAGTATCCACTTTACCTTTATATTCAGCTACTTGAGTTGCGGTTACAATATCAAATACATGACAAGTAGAATAATCGGCGCCATCTCCCCTGGCCACATCGGCCACAACCATATATGATTTGTTATAATCCGCATGTTCCCATTTCCAAAGGTTTCCATCAAATCCACCTTTCTCAATTGGTTCCTGAATATATGTTTCTTTATAAAACATTAGGGTTTCGGGTTCAATTACAGTTTCACCAGAACTTACAAAGTCGCAATCACACTCTTGTGCTGCTTTCTTTATTCCTAATAATTCTCCTTGCTGGTCTCTCCATTTTTGGTCTCTTTCAGGATGAACTGTCCAATGTAATCTGATTGTGTTGAATGGATTTCTACTTTCCTCAGCTCCTAACCAAGTTTGGTGAAACCAATTACCCACACCATTAGGAGTAGATAATGCTATACAACTACCACCCGTAGATAGAGTTGATTGAGCTGCCACCCAAATCTCATCGATATCATCAATGAATGCGGCCTCATCAAATATAAGAAGTGATAAGGCTTCCGAACGTCCTGCATCAGGAGATGAAGCAATAGCCTTAATTTGAGAACCATTTGTTAAACGAAGGGAAAGCTTGTTATCTTCCATAGACCCGTTCTTAAGCCATGTAGGAAGCAACTCATGCATAACCCTTACCTTTGTTACTAAGTTCTTTGCAACATCTTGCTTTGTTGCAATAACCAATACGTTAAAATCCGAATTGAATATCATTTTCCAAAGTGCGTATCCAGCTGATAGGGTTGAGATACCAGTTTGACGTGATTTTAATACTATATTAAATCTATTGTTTGCAAATTGAGTTAGAGTCTTTTCCTGAAATGGAAATAGATGAAAAGGTATCTTACCTCTAACTGGATGCTGAATCATACAATACTTTTTCATAAAGTGAATCGGGTCTACCGCACACTTTTTGTATTCTTCTGCAATAATATCCTTTAGGGATTTCTTTTGTGTTATACCAGTACTCATATTAATCGTTAAGGGGTCTTACTAAATCGTAATTTTTATCTTTTAATTTATCGTAAGCCTCATTTCTTAATTTAGTAGCTTGTTCAATCTCACCTTCAAACTTAACAATCTCCAAAAGGATTTCTGCTTTAAGTTCTTCTACATCTCTCTCCATACTCCAAGTTTCAATCTTACCATCTTCTTGAATTACTTCGTATGTTTGTTTAGCATCGTTGTATGCTTGTTTGAACTGAGCTACTATATCATTACCATGAGCAATCATATTAGAATATATTTTATAATCTTCATACGATTCCCATAACCCATCTACTTTAATTTGAGCTTCTCTTAATGTAAGACAATGTAAACAATATCCAGTTTTAGATATTAATTTTTTATCAACTCTACCTATTTTGATTGTTTTGCAATTATCCGATTTGCATCGATTCAACTTATCTAAATAAGCTCTTGTTTCGGCCATTATATCACCCAATTCCGAAAATTCTATTCTACCACCTTCGGTTTGTTCCCAAGACCTACCATTTTCATCTGTCCATTTTTCACCAACCTTACGTTTTATTATCTCTTTATCAGCTCCAGCAAATGATACAAATGCTTCTTTTTGATAATCACCACCGGTCAATACCATATCCACCAACTTTCTACGCGTTGGATGCATAAACTTTTTATTAAATTCCTTTGCCATATTACTTACGATATATTTGTATATATAAGTATATCAAAATTCAGAAAACGATTAACTATCGAAGAAAATACCTAAAATTTGATTTAGCGGAGCGAATGCTCCTGTTAGTTTATATGTGTTGCCGTTATACACAAATACAATACCTTCGTTTGGTACAATTTTATCAAATCCACCTAAAGCGTTTAATCGTTCTAACTCTAATTTCAATTTTGCAATCTTCTTAGGGTCACCACTTGCTTTTACTTGTTGGATAGTAGATTCCAAACGGGCTACCATTTGTCTTTTGGCACTATCAGGGTTTGCTGTAAGTACCGAACTCATAAAGGATAGTACATCCGCACCAACTCCTAAGAATATCTCCTCAAATCTCATTAGATTTTGTTTTGATATCTTTTGTTGGTCTTGTTTATCTATTTGCTCAGCCCATGCTTTTAGTTTTGGGTCTTGTATTGTATTAATACGGAATGCTTTATCGTTAAAAGCCCATCTCTTAACCAATCCTATTTTTTCTTGAGCATCTAACTTCTTTCCACCCTTTTCTACAAATTTAGTCCACCATGCTTGATGATAATCAGCCACACCATCATTATCAGATAGTCCAAATTCAGATTGAAGTTTTCCAATCATTGAAATATACTTTCCTTTTAATTTAGAAAGGTCTTCTGATTTAGGTAACTTATTCATTGGTGGTCCTTGTATTGTGTACTTCGATTGAACATGTGCATTTACCTGCTTAATCATTCCACCCAATATAGATGCCGCTTGTTGGTTCTCACCTACAATAGTACCATCGATATCATAATCAAATGTACCATGAAATACCAATAGGGGTTGATTGTAAGGGATTACGTTTACAGAGGTTGGGTATATTACTTCCAAGTTCATAAACGAACTACCATCCTTAAATATCTTCTTACGTTGAGGTTCAGATAGAGCTGCAATTGCTTTAGATAAATCCTGCATAGCGAAATTGTAAGCATCGGTTAATCCACCTCTACCAGCAAACTTATCTGCTACCTGTCCTATTGTCATAGCACCAGCTCCTTTGTTCTTTAGGTGTGATTTGTTACGAGCTGCAACTAATCTACCATTTACCCAACTAACTGCCAATGCCTGTCCATCAGTCTTTTCTCTTGCTAATTCCAAATCACCATTTAGTGCTTTGGTTACAATTGTTTTAAGGTCACCAAATGTAAGGTTCATCTCAATATCAAATGGATGTGCCATATGTCCATAAGCCCCACCTTCCAATAATAAAGATTCGTTTATTGATTCTTTTATTTTTCTTTTTTGCTGGATTATTTGTTGAATTTTCGAAAATATAGATTGTATATCTTTATCCAACTGCTTTTCATCTGCGCTCATTGGAGATTCGATATCAACATTAGAATAAAGTTTTTTCTTTTTAGCTATTAGAACATCTACTTTTTTAATCAAATCATGTCTTACCTTATCCAAATCTTTTACGATTTCCGATGCAGTTGCTTCGTTTACTGATTCTTTCTTTAATGAATCTATTTGTTTTTTAAGTTTGTCTATCTCAGCTCTAACTTTCATTTGTGCAGGAGACATTGGCATCATCTTAAAAGCCTTATTATATAATGATACTAATTGATTCTCTAACTCTTTTAATCCTTCCGTTATTTTTGGTTCATTATCATTGCCGCATTTGTGGCAGGTATATGGATGTTCACCACCTTCGGATTTTTTCCATTCCCAACCACATTTTGAACATTCTATTGTATCAGAATTAACATCTTCATCAATTTCCTCATATCCACTCATACCTTTGTTGTTAAGTTTTTTACTAACCCTCTTAACATCATCACTATCGGGTGCACCATTGATATATCCGCCAGATAAACTCAAACCTACACCAGCTCCACCACCAAGTCCCATCTCATCCAACATAGAATCAAAATCTTCAACTATTTCTTTAATATCTTCTTTTGAAATTATTGTATCTTTTTGATTATCAGGCAATTCCCAAAATCTTTTAGGTTTTTTTATTGCTTTTTTAGGTTTTACTTCTTTCCAATCTTCAACTTTATGTGGGTCATCCGCTGGGTTTAATGTACTTTTTTCTACATTATTTATTTTGTAATATGATTTTCTAAATTGAGTTTCAGTATCTTTTGTTTTACCAACTCCTCTCATATTATCCGCTTTAGGTTTATCTAATTGAGTGTACCCA